ATTCTTGCCTGCATATTGACATCGCGGCCCATCTCCATCATAAACATCGTTGTATTTATAGCTACAATGCAGGGCCAAAAATTTATGCAATGGAAACCTTTGCCTTAATGGATTAGGTGCACCAAGTGTAAATACTACCCACTCAGCCGTGCTATAACATTCTATCACATCATAAGATAATTCAAGTTCGCTATAATCTTCTGTTAATCTATCCGAATTAACTACCGTAATCTTGACCGTTGACCCAATAGCACCGTCTAAATCTTCAAGATATGGCTCTAACAATTTAGTGATGTTACTCACTCTCAGTGTAACAGTATGTATTTGACCCTTGCTTGTATTTTTTGTCGGCTCAATCTCGAACGGAAAGGCCGTATAAGTCTGACTGCCACTTCCACTGCCATCGTTAAAATCTACATTCTCAAAATTACGCACAAACCTTAACTCTGTCCCCTCGCTATTATTAAGAGTGATTTTCAAAAGAATCAACCACGCCGCTTTGCTTTGTAGTTTATTCTTCTCGATTATCAAGTTTGCCGGTATATCTCTCATTTTTGCTTCTCATACGTCCCGTTTAAGGGCCTAAAAATTTTTTTAAGTAGTAAAGTATCAATCTTCTCGACTTTTTAGCTTGTAGGGTTCGCCTCGACCAAAATAACCTCTGCCTTCCATCTTTTCAAAGGCACTCTGACATCTAAAGGATTAAACGTCCATTTTACAGGTTCTGCGAACCGGACATCATAAGTCGTTCCATCATCCGTATTTTCCCAATTAAAGCTTGTGCCACCGAATCCTGCCGTATCTTTCTCAAAGGTTTCTAACGTTGATTTGTCTATTTCTGTTAGATACTCAAAAACCAACTTCCACTTTTTCGGCACTACTGTAAATCTATTTCTTGTCAATTGATACCCATTCTCAAATTGACTCCGCATAGTCGGGTCAACCGCCGTCTCTTGCTCAAAATCCAGAACACTCGACCCTTGTGTTAATGTGGGAAAATCTGCCATTATTTATTCGCTCCTATACCCTGAATCGCGCTACGCATAGGTCCGTAATTATATATATCTTTTATCAGAACCTGCGTTATATATTTTTCGCCATCAAACTCTGCCGGCCCTATCTCGGCATCTACCGGTCTTGCCGTCTGGTTAATGACTTCGACCTTATTAACAACATTCACTGGCTCACCCTTTGGCACCACCGTTTCGCCCCTTTGTAATATCGCCGGATATTCATCTGGTTGCAACCCAGCGTGCAATTTCGGCGCTTTGGTAAATAGATATTCCGGCACTTTAACTTGTGGCAATCCTGCACCTATAATTCCACCACTGTGCACCCTACTAACGGTCGTTGTGCCATAAGTAGCACTGCCACCCGTATTAGTATTACCACCGCCGCCGAATAATCCAGTCATGAATGAAGATGTCATTATCCCTGTCGCAATCTGGTATGACATTATCTGCACCATAGCAGAAGCTACAGATTTCAAAAATCCGGTTGCTGCTTCCTTAAAATTCTTTGCCTCTAAAATCATATCTGAAAATGCATTGGCGAAAGCATCCCGAATACTAAAAGCAACTTCTTTTCCCATCTCTCCGAAAGTTTTCATATCATTTTTCATCTCTTTTGCCGCTGCTTTGAAACCATCAAGTAAACTGTCTGACGACTTTAACCTTTCAATATCAAGCTTCCGCACCTGTTCTTTATACCATTCGTCCAGAATGAGTTTATCGTCTATGAACTTTTCATACTCCTCACGTTGTAAATTCAATAGTTTCTTCTCTACTTCATAAAGTCCTTGACTCATCCTCCCCATTTCAGAATACATCGACCTATATGCTTCAAGTTTGTCCCTTGCCCACTCATCTGACTCTGCTCCCGCCTCTTCAGGTATCATCTCTCCCTCTTTTGTAGGTTCAAGCCACTTATCAGCTATATCCTTCGCCGCCTGTTGCAGTTTTTTTATCTTATTGATTTTCTCCTCAAACTCTTTGAGCCATTCAGGGTTTAAGATAAATGGCATCCCCGAAGGCATTATCAAAACCTGATTACCAACCTCCTGAACCTTCTTAAACCACCTCAATATGTCCTTATTATATAGTTTATCGAGATTATTCTTGACTATGTCCCCAATATCTTCACTACTGTCTTTAATGCTATCAACCGCCTCATTGAGATATTTCTTTGCATTTTCGGTAAAGCCAGTAAATACAGATTCAGTAATATTTTTCTCTGCTAACTCGTCTGCTATTTCCTGCATAACTTTGTCGAACGGTTCTTTATATTGCCGTCTGTATGTATGCAGCAAATCGGTACCTGTAACATAAAAACTTTTTTGTTCTGGTTTGTGACCGTATTTTTTCTCGTATGCTTTTTCTGCTTCATCATATATTGCACTTGTATGACCACCACCAACATTTTCTGTTATCCCTTTCCATATACCCCTTCCGGTTCTTACAGCCAAATCTATGGCAATCTTCGCCGTTGCCTCTAATAATACAATCAGTGAGTCCAAAACCTGCTGAAAACCTGTTTTGAAATCCGTTTTGAGATATTTCAGAAAACCCCAAAGCACATCTTTTACAAAAACAATCCTATCAGCAAACGCTATCGCCCAATCCTCGATAATACGCCGGTTTTTTATTATGGCATTTGCTAAATCAATGATACCTTCCTTGAATCTTTCCCCAACACCAACAGAGATAACTTTTATAGCTTGCCACAATCTTTTCATTTGAAAAGCCAAAGTATCTGTCATTTTTGCAAAAGCTTTTTGAGTCAAACCAGTAGAATGGAGCATTAGTTCTAAATCGCTTGCCATCCCCTCGGCTTGCTTAAGTGCTGCTGAAAAACCCCCTAATGCTCTTATATTCGGCATCAAAACTGATAATTCATCCGCCGTGGCTTCCTTTAATTTTTTCAAGACACCTGATAATCCAATAGTTCGCAAAGTTGTACTATTCAATTCAAGGTCAAATCGCTTCGCCATTTCTACCACTTCATTACCAGCCGAAGCACCTTTCAGAAAAGTATTGATTAAAGCACGCAAAGACGTTGTTGCCAATTCGGTTTGTAAGCCTGCCCTTGTCATAGTAGCTATTGTTGCCCCTACTTCTTCAAAAGATAAACCAGCAACAGAAGCCATAGCAGCAACCTTGCCTATATTCGGCGCGAGCTCGGCAAATGTAGTCTTTCCTCGTTTTACAATAGCAAACAACCAATCACTAACCTTACCTGCTTCATTTGCTGACATCTGATAGGAATTAAGAATTGTAGTTATCGCATCAGCAGCTATTCCTGTATCAGTCATACCCGCTTTAGCTGCTATGGTTGAAGCCCTCAATACATCCATAGCTTTGGCCGGAGCTACACTTGCGGACAGAATATCGTATAAACCTTTAGATAATGTTTTTGTCCCTTCCCCAAATTCAACAGCTATATTTTTTAATTGCTTTGCATATTTTGGCATATATTTCATCGTATTATCATCAAGCATTGTGCTAACATTAGCCAATTGCTCTTCAAAACTTGCAAACGCTTTTACAGAAGCCACCAAACCAGCAGCTATCACTATACCCAATCTTTTTACCTGTCTGCTTATGGTTCGAGTCATTCTTGTTACTGCACTGCCAATTTTCCTAAAGCTATAAGCAGTTGCTTTTATTAAAGTTTCTGTTTTAATGGAAAACCGGCGTATATCCTTCGTAGCTCTTTTGAGCTTTGTTTGCAGGTCTTTCATATCCGCCCGCAAATACGCTGTAAGTCCACCTAAATCATCCATTACTCTTTCTCTTTTTCTTATTCTTATACCGAGCAAAGAACTTCTGCGGATTCGGCCTACCTGCTTTCTCCCACGCTTCTATCGCTTCTCGTGATGTTTTCATACTTGGCATACCGCTTTTTTGTATCTGCTCATCTATTCCTCTGTTGCCTTTTTCTTTTACACCGAAAAAACTAAATAACGCTTGTTTTATTTGCTCCAACACAATATCTTCCGGCTTTATATATTTTCTGTATTCGTGCAGCTGCTCTAAATAATGGACCAATTCCTGT